TACCGTGACAGTCTTTGGAAGACATAGTATTTAAAGAAAAAGGGGGTCCAAAAGAACCCCCTTCTCATTGCTATCTAATCAGTGATTAGTTAGAAGTTACTGCGTCAGTTAAAACTTGGATGCCGTGGACATCTTGAAGTTCTTTAACTCCATATGTCATAGATCCAACAATTTCTGTTGCTCTTAGAGACGCATCTCTTTGAGTTTCTAATGAAATGTCTTTCTTAACTGCGTAACCAATTGCATCTGGAGTCATAATTGCACCAACGAAAGCACCTGTAGAGTCACCAGTTACTACTGCTGATTCGTATAAGTCTACGCCTGCGATACGACCCACGAAGCCTTGTGCCAATGCCGCATTACCAACATCTGATAATGATGGAACATTAGCCGAACCTGCGTTTGCAAGTTGCTTCTTAAGGTTATACATTTGGTTTGGATGGAACACACCTACATATGGTCCAGTTACAGAACTTGCTCTCATTGCCGCCACTGCCTTAAAGATTAAGTCAGCAGTTAATTCTGTTCCTGATCCACCTACTGATCCACTAAAGCCAGAGAATAGTGCGGCGATGTCTTCGTCCACTTTCTTAGCCATAGTTTCACCAAGGATACGACCGATTGAAGCCGCAGTGTTGTCATCTGCAGAATCACGAGCAGTATCAGTTAGTGTTACCAATGCCGCAATTTCATCACAGTCGATTAGAACTTCTGTTGCTGTGATTGAATTGTTAGTTGCATCAGTTCCTTCACCACTTTGTAGAGATGAAGTTGCTAAAGTTGGGTAGATACCTACTTTAGCCTGCTTACCTGGTTGTCCAACCAAGTTAAAGTTAGTAACAAGAGGACGCATAAAGCCTCTCTCTTGCATAGTGAAAATAGCCGCCTGCTGAATATCACTAAACAGGGCGTCTAGAGTTGTTGAAGTTGTTTCGTTTGCCATTGTTTGGGCTCCTTATAAATGTTAAGTTAGAATCCCTTTCTTAGACTCTAACACCTTTAGACTTCATATGTTCTTTGTATAATGCACGATCCTTAGGATTGTTCATATCCAAAGCCTTAACATCAAACTTACCCGGTGTTCCATTTGTGTCAGCAACATTGGAAGTAGACCCTGTGCCTCCTGGATTAGCCATCTTGAAATGCGGATTAGTAGTTAAAAATTCTTCAACTAAATCTTCCACACTCATTGCCGTTCCTTTGTCAGTGTATCTTGCGGATCCACCGTCATCCAGCACTTCAACCTCGCCTGACTCTGTAAGTCTGACTTGGTCCTTTAAAAGCCTAACAACCTGTTGTGGGTTCACTGCCTTGCGACTTGAAGCCGCATTTAACAGATTACCATCAACTTTGATGCCTTGCAATTCTGTTTGTAGTTGCGAAATAACACTATCCTTCTTCTCCACAGTTGACTTTAGGATCTTTTCAAACTCGCCTCTCTTGGCTTGTTCTTCCTGTTCCTTTGCCTCTTGTTCAGAGATTAAAGTGTTGTATTTTTCAACATCTACTCCCTCGTATTTCTTAAGTAATTTTGATCTCTCACGAGACAATCTTTCCTTAACAATTGAGTCGAGGTCCTCTTGGGTAAAAGTTTTCGTTTCCTGAGTTTCTGCAGTGAAGTCCTTATTGTCTTCTACAGCAGGCGTTTCAGTTACCTGTTCTTCATTCATAAAAAGCCTCCTTTGATTATTATGATCTGGGTGGAGTATTCCCCCTGATTAACAGTTACATTGTATTTATATCTTTTGACTGAAATTGCTTTCTAAGTGAATCCAAATGCTCTTGGTCCTGCTGTATTAGGCAGGGTATGGGTGCACCTTGGGGATAATTTGGATGGCTGTATAACCATTCATTTTGTGGATCCAGTTCCATAAAATATTCTGCTCGTTTTTTCAACCAACGAATCTTTTTGCCTGGACATAGCACCACTCTTGCTTGGAAATGTTCTAATGGAAGAGGGGCATAATCCTTGGAATAGGAATGAAAGTCTATTTCACCTTTCCTGTGAGCACTGTAACTCCAAGGACACACCCCTCTTATGGATGCGAAGTATTCACTCCACTTATCTGCCTCTGGGTCTAGGTTTAGGTTTTCCACGACCTTTTGCTTTTTTCTTTTTCATAGCCATAACATTTGCTCCTATATAATTCTCTTACCGCCTTGGTATTCTGAGAGTATTTCCTTTCTTCTCTGCCTGCATAGATGATGTAATTCTAAGAGTGCCTTTCTTGCTCGTTTGCCTGCTTCTTTATTATATTTGTGCATAAACTTTTCATTGTCTACGAAATAGATTTTGAAAAGTTCTAGTATTCTATCGTGAGAATTTGTTGGGTCAATCTTGTAATAGAATTCTTTAATTAACTCTTCAACTGGAGGTTCTACATAAACCTTAGGATCATTCAGATCCACCGGAACTAACTTCGGCATCATCATCTCCATTTGGTTTATCGTGTGTATAGCCCCTTGCCGCAAGATCCAAATGTTCCTGCTCAGTTCTTGCTAGTTCTACTTCACCATTTGGTCCATACATAATGTGAGGTTCAAACTGTTCCATCTGCTCATAGTATTCTTCATACTCATCTTCGTCAACCAGCAGTTCCAACATTTTTTCTTCAATCACTTTATTCACCACCTTGCTTTCAGGTTGTGCTTCCTTGGCAAGTTTAAGCATATTCATATCGTTATACTTGTCTTGGATGTTGAATGAATCTGGATACTTGATTGATCCGTTCCATACTGCACCCTGCCATTGTGAATACAATCTCCAAATCTGCTCTTCAGCAACCTCAAGGTTATCTGCCTTTTCAGCCAGCCTTGCATTTAGAAGTTGGAATTCTGTTGCCAATGCAACACCTGATAATCTGCGTGTTTCAATTGAACGGATACCACCCATATGTGCCATTCTATCAATTGCTTCTACTTTAGATTTGATTGAATCTAGGAATCCATCCATACTGCCACCATCTGGTTGCAATAGGAAAGGTTTTAGTTCAGGCTGTAGATCCTCTGGCATCTGTATGATTGCACCAGCACCTGCCGCCGCCTGTGTTGAGGCAGTTTTACACAAACTGGGATGGTTTGATAATCTGCCCAATTGCTGTATTTCACTCAGTTCCTGATATATTGCACGACTCATATCTGCAACATCACCTATGTCTGAAATACCAATGCCCTTGATTGGTGATCTCTGTCCATAGACACAGACTGCAGGAACTTTACCCAATGGATTAGGCATTTCATATTCTAGATATGCTTCGTCCTTATTCATTGTGTAGACACTTACCGTGTCCTTGGTATATACCCTAAACGATTCACTCCCGGAGGATATTCCTTCATAAACTTTTAGATAGGTTAGATAATAATAACCACTCATAGATCTTTCATATTTCCAATCCAACACATTTTCTGGTGTAATGATTGAAATGTAAGGACGAATGCCCTGTTCTAATTCTTCTGCTCTTGTGTAGGCATTTGTTGGTGGCTTATCAATGATGCACCATACATTGCCATAGACAGTTGCGTATGTTGAAACATCTCTCATCACTGCTTCAAATGTTCTACCATCTAAATCAGCATCCTGTAAGAATCCTTCAAGTCCAGGATCATTTGCTATGCTTCCATAATCTCTATCTGGTGGCATTCTAAATAGGAATGAATTATAAATTGCAGTGATTGCCTTTGCGTGGTTATCATAAGGCGTATCATCTAATCTTGTTTCATACTGTTCCTGTGATTCCATTAGGTAGGCAGTAAGATATTTGCCATCTCTAAAATCCTTGCCACCTTGGTATGAATCAATAAGGAACTTCCATCTATCAATATAGTTTCTATATTGTGGATGTGTTGTTAATAATTTCTGTCTTAAATCTTTGCTTGTGTTAGATGGCATTAGTTAAATCTCCTGACTCCGACACCCCAAGTTAAAGGTTCTTCAACTTCAGGATAATGAGTTCTGACTGGGAATAGATAATCAACAAGATAGCCAACGGCATCTGCTTGGTGCTCAAATCCATTCTTCTCAACCTGTGTTGTTCCTTCCTTGTAGGTTAGTTTAGTTAGACTGTCAATTGTGTGTTTGCACTTAGGATCAACAAATAGACTTGTGATACCTGCGCCATTTTTCAACATAGCATTGACGGCATTAACACGGTCTCTCACAGGAGTATGAGATTGTCGTGCCTTAACAGTAAATCCAGCATTGACAAGAATGCTGTAATCAGTTTTACCTCCTGCACTTGTTCTTTTTTGACGGGCACTTGGATCTGGATAAACTATAACCTTTGAATGAGGATATCTTGTTTTTATTTCATCACAGACTTCTTCTGTGCTTGATCCAGGTATGTGCATTTCATCAAATATGTGTATTTCTTTTCCTTTTACTTGGGCAATAACCAAACAGAACGGATTCCAGTTAAAGTCCATACCAATACTTATGACACCAGTGTGTGGGTCATCAAGTTTCTTGACATTCCGTTTGTAATCAAAGTCGTGAACAACCCCACTATAAGAATTAAAAGTAGCCAAATATTCTTGTTCAAAAATCTTTGTGGGCAAATCTCTTTTTGCGGCTTCAATTTCTTCCATAGGAACATTGCCGCCATCAATGGTTGTGTATTGCCAAGCATTCCAATCAGAGTCCATCATTGCCCGGGTATATAATTCGTGGCTCCAACTGCCGACGCCTTTGGGTGTGCCACAAAATAAAGCACTGCCCTTTTTGTCAGATAGTGTCGGTCTTATGACTTCCGTCCACGCCTGTTTCGGACTGTCCTGAAACTCATCAAAGATAACAAAATCAAGTCCTACTCCCCTGAGGCTGTCAGGTGAATCACAGCCCTTTAGAGCAATGATGGATCCATTTTTAAGACGGATCGTTAATTCTGCTTCGTTGGTTGCTTCAATCCATCTCAATTCATTAAGTTTCTTTTTAAGTTCCATCCACCAAATTTGCTTTGCCATTCTATAGGATGGACATACCGCCCAATTGATTGAACCTTTCTTGGTTGCGGCTGATTTACATATTTCTCTAATGCCCAGAGTTGTCTTGCCAAATCGTCTGCCAGTAATCAATACCTTAAAACGACTAGTATCGTCTGCGACTGTTTGCTGTGGCACACTCAATGGCACTATAACATCCCCTTAAACATAACACCAATTATTCCTGCTACTAACAGAACTAGAACGGCCCATAATCTGTTATCCATCTTATCAACCTTAGTTTCAATTCTGTCAATATCATCTGCCATATGGGCAAGGTGATTGTTTTTTATTGTTTCAATTTTTTGATCCAGTTCTCTTATGCTTGGCATATTCTACTCCTGCCAAGGCAACGGTGTATCGTCGTCTTTGTTTTCTGGATTGTCTTTTTGTGATAGGTATTGCTTGCCAAGGAAAATAAGCATTCTTGGATCCTTGTCCGAGATTGCTTTTTCAAACTGTGCCCTGCGTAAGGCTTTCTTACCCACACTGCGTCCCTTTTCAATAAGGTCGCCAAACCTCTTCTTAAGAGTTGATTCGCCTAGTCCTACGACATCGGCAATTTCTGCATAGGTGCACATCATCGTGGCAAGTTTCCATACGACTTCCCTATCAACCTGTTTAATAGTTCGTTTCTGTGGAATCTTGTCTTCCATTAAAGGCTCCTTTGTTCTACTTTAATTCTAAAATATCGCCTTTCTGTTAATCCGCCTGAAGTTGTGATTTCGTCATATACTTTATAGATATTGCCTAATGTGCCGCCTGAAATTTTTACAGTTGCAATGGTATCTGAACTTGATTGGCTGACTTTGATTAGAGGATCTGAATCGCCTGTGATAGTTTCAACTGTAAATGTAGAAGAACTGATGGTTTCTCCATTGCTCAACCAGTCTTGCCAGTCGAGTGAATAGGTTAGTGATGCTTCTGGATCCTTGGGAATCCATAGGCCCTCATTGTCATATAAAAATCCTGTTAGTGTAGCCATATATTCAGTTCCTCAATACATATTTATCGTTTTGTTAAGAATCCACTTCAATTGTTCTGGTCTCAGAATATGGTTTGTAAATCCTAGTTTCACTCTTAGGTGTCAATAATCGTGTTTCAGCATAGATTTTGAATGTAAAGTCACTGTCTAACAGTTTTAATTCGCCATCTACCAACTGTATGGTTGCCAATGGAAGTATTGCACTGCCTAACACAGGGCCTCTACTTTCAGCATCTGACAACAATATGTTGGCAAGTGGTAAGTTGGCACTGCCTACGAAATTAACACCTGAATCTGCTGTTGTTTCTAAATTTATGTTCAGTGTTGCACTGACACCTCTGAACATATTGGCATCCGTCAATTTAACTGATGCTAGGTTAAGTGTTGCTCTTCCATCAAGTGTTAGATCCCCATCAACCTCAGTTGCCATTTCAATTGGCAATGTGAATTGCGGAACTGCTGGTATCTCAGTTGCAAAAATATCAGTATCAATTGAAATAGGTAATTCTGCTGAACCTCCAACTATTCTTTCTGCTTCTGAGATTTTTATAGTTGCTAGGTTAAGTGTTGCTTCTGCACTTTCTAGGATAATGCCTGCGAATGCACTTAGATCTATGTTGGTTAATAACAGTGATGCCGCATTGTCAAAGTCATCTGCTTCTGCTTCAACACCAAGTTCAATGTTTGAAGTATTAGTGCCACCAACGAACAGTCTTGCTTCTTGTTCTGCTGATAGAGTGATATCAAAGTTTGCTGATCCACCCTTAACATTAAGAACATCAACTTCTTGTGTTAGTGTGATTGGTAATTCTGCTTCTACTGTCGAAAGTATTCTTGTTGGTGTTGCAGTGATTGACATAGACATATCAATCTGTGCTGTTGCTCTATCAAAGTCCTGTGCGTCTGCTTCTAGGTTTATGTCAATTGGTAATTGTGCTGAACCAAAATGTGCATAATTGGCATCAACAGTTGAAGCAAGAACAATATTAAGTTCTGCTGTTGCCCTATCAAATTCTTCTGCTGTTGCTGTTAGGTCCAGTGTGATGCCTAGTTGTGCTTCGCCCTGTGTAGGCGGAACACTTTCACCTGCAACAATTTGAACTGTGGCAAGATTTAATTCTGCTGATCCGCCAACAATTCTTTCACCTGCCGTTGCCTTAACGGTTGCAAGATTAAGTTCTGCTTCACCACTAATTAAATAACCACCACTTGCAATGACATCCATCTCTGCCAAACCATAAGGTATTTCCCATTGATCTGGATCAAATGTATCCCAAGTATCTGTTTCATCCCAGGTGCCAGTGTCTATGAATAGCCTTCCACCATCCAATATTCTACCACCACGCACATTCGTATCAAGTGTGAAGTCAAGTTGTGATTCTGCGAATGCAAAGTTTTCCGCAGTGGCAATTCCTATTGCACCTAGATTTAATTCTGCTGAACCAAGTTGCAGTTTGGCACCCGTTGCTGTTAGGTTAATACTGCTTTCAAATTTCTGTGCCGCACCCCAGTTGTCATTCACATACCAAGTGTTCCAGGTATCTATTTCATCCCAGGTAACACCATCGGGCCGTATGATTTCCGCCAACCTTGCTTCTGATGAAACACCATTTGTCAAGGCTAAATTTATTGTTCCTGAATCAACCCCTATGTCATCAAAAAATGATGTGGATTCATCAGCACCGTCAAAATGTATAAGAAGTAATGTGTCTTCTAATGGTTGTAATCTTGATTGGGGTGTAAATGTTGAAGCACCATATTTTGCACTATTGGAAACTCTAAATTCATCCATATGCCCTCGATAAGGTTGAAGAGCAGTTTCTTCATAACCAATTTGTGGATCTATGGCAAACCCACCATCTTCAGCAATTAAATCGGTATATGAATTACCCGTTGAAGTTTGTTTAACTACACCGTCCCAGTGAATTCTTATTGTTCCGTTTGTATTTGTTATCGCAAGGTGACGCCAATCCGTTCCAAACCAATTTGATCCGATCTGTCCTGTGCCCCAAACTACTTCAGTGGATATTCTTGATCCGGCGGAATCTACATTTTCTGTGCTAAATCTAATACAATTTTGATTTGTGGTAGTATCAGTAGAATTGAGGTGAATTTCTACTCTAAACGAAGCATCAATACTGCCACTGGAACGATCTGAATTGAATACATAGTGTGTTGTGTTTGTGGGATTAGTTGATTTTTTGAGCCACATTTCAATGGTCCAATCACCAGTAACATCCAAATCTCTAGATGAATTGTCAATGCTGATACCGGGCTGATTAAATCCTGAACCGTCTGGAAATAATCCACTTCCAGTCCCACTCTGAAATATTGCTGTATCTACTTCTAGATTATGTAATGTTGTAAGTGTTAAAGGACGAGCCATCCCTTAAGCCCTCCTTAAGTTGATTCCTTACCATTGTCGTCTATGAAATCAGTTGAATTATTATTTCCGTCTAGATGCAGTAGAAGAAGTGTGTTCGCATCGTTCTGGAATTGTTCAGTTGGCACTGTATAACTTGCTCCACTGTATCTAACACTGTTGGATATTCTCAATTCATCAATGTAACCACCATAGTATCTAGGACCATCTGAATATGTGCCTGAACTGACACCGTAGATGTTACCACCTATGCGGAAATAGCCTGCACTATCAACAGTGATTGGATTTTGTTCTGTTCTTGTGCCAACCCTTGTGCCATTGGCAAATAGTTCTGTTGTGCCTGTTGAATTTGTATGGCATACTGCTATGTGTGTCCAAGTATTGTCACTGTAAGCACTGTTTGAACTTAACAATGCTGATGCCGTGCTACCATCCGTGGTTGATGTCCATACTAGTCTGCCCAAACTTCTTGTGACAATTGCCCAACCCTGTGCTGTGCTTGTTTTTTGACAGGCTATCATTTCACCCAGTGTGTCTGAGGTATACATCCAAAATTCAATGGTAAAGTCTCCTGAAAAATTGCCAACACTAACGGGTAGGTTTAGATAATCATTTGTGTCATCAAAGTATGCACTGGTTCCACCAAACTGTGATTGTGTTGTAGATAGTGCTGAACTGTTGATTGCACTTATGCCAACCTGTTGCCTTCCACAATCATCCAAGAATGTTGTGCTACCATCTGCACCGTTCATATGCAGTAGAAGAAGTGTGTTCGCATCGTTCTGGAATGGCTCCGTCTGTGGAGTGAATGAAGCAGTATAACGGCAGGTATTGGAAATTCTAACTTCATCAATGTAGCCGTCAAAATCCAAACCATAAGTATTACCAGTTCCGCCCAGTGCAACATAGCCTGCGGCAATGGTTGCTGAACTGTTGCTGGTTCCTATCAGTGTGCCATCAAGGAAAAATCTCACATCATTTGAACTATCTCTTGATGCCGCAAAGTGATACCAAGTATCTGCTGTGGCATTGGTTGTGTCACTGATTGTGGGACCACCATTGATTGTGAATGTGGGTTTTCCATACAATAGTCCCATCCAACTTCTTCCAACAGGGTTAGCATCACCATATGCTCCATATATGCTGGTTGCTAGGAATATTGAACCCGTGCTTACATTGTCAAATCTTATCCAAAGTTCCCAGGTAAATTCACCAGTCCTTGGAACAAGAACATAATTGCTATCACTATCATTTCCAATGGCAACAACATCATTTACGCCGTCAAATAACGCACTGGCACCACCAAACTTGCTTTGTGCTGTTGATAGTTGTGCATTGTTTTTTGCTGTGGCAACAACAGCATCGCCTCTTCCCTGTGTGCCATTGTCGTCTAGGAACAGGGTTGAACCATCCGTTCCATCGCAATGAAGCAATAATAGTGTGTTTGAGTCATTTACAAATGGTGCCGTAGGTGCCGTGAAGTTTGCAGTGTATCTTGCTGTATCTGAAATACGCACTTCATCAATGTGTCCATCAAAGTCAGATGGATTATCACTTGAACCAATGTAGGTGTAAGGAAAATTTGTATTTCCACCAATCTGTCCAGATGAAGTTACCGTGCCTGCACTTGTG